ACCAAGATGGTGCGCCACAACCTAACGGCACACGGCCGTTGTCACTTAATTAAGGAAGGAGACAGTCGAAATGGGAGCTGATTTCAGCGGCTACGCCACGAAGGCTGGGCTCAAGTGTTCAGACGGCCGAACCATCATGCCGCATGCTTTCAAAGAGCAGGACGGAGTTCGAGTCCCGCTTGTTTGGCAGCACGGACACGGCGAACCCTCCAACATTCTCGGGCACGCGATTCTCGAGAACCGAGAAGACGGCGTTTACTGCTACGGGTTCTTCAACGAGACTGAAGCAGGTAAGAGTGCCAAGGCACTGGTTCTGCACAAAGACATCACTGCTCTCTCGATCTATGCCAACAAGCTCATCGAGAAAGCCAAGCAGGTCCTTCATGGATCAATCCGTGAGGTAAGTCTTGTCCTGTCGGGTGCCAATCCTGGTGCTTTGATCGACAACGTCACTCTTGCACATGGTGATGGGACGATGGAAGACCTCGATGACGAGGCGATCATCTACACCGGTCTGGAGCTCGAGCACGAGGATCTTCCCGAGAAGGTCGACGAGAAGGTCGATGAGAAGGTCGATGAGAAGGAAGACGAGTCTGTTGAGCATGCTCTTGGTGCCGATGCGACTCTCCAGGATGTCTACGACACTTTCACCGAAGATCAGAAGAATCTCGTGCACTACATGATCGGTACCGCGATGGAAACTGCGGCCGCTCAGCACAGTGATACCGACCCCGACAAGAAAAACGACAGCGGCGAGGGCGACCTCGAGCACAAGGAAGGATCTGAAGAAATGGGACGAAACGTCTTCGACCAGACGGACGCTGACAAGCAGAAGGACCCGAAGTACTCACTCAGTCACGCCGACGTGCAGGGAATCGTCGCCGAGGCTCAGAAGAACGGCTCGCTCAAGGAAGCTGTCGAGAACTACGCGCTCGCGCACGGGATCGAGAACATCGATCTCCTGTTCCCCGACGCACAGCTCATGGACAACCGTCCTGAGTTCGACAAGCGTCGCACTGAGTGGGTTGCCGGTGTCATGTCCGGTACTCGCCACTCGCCGTTCTCCCGCATCAAGACAGTCAGTGCAGATCTCACGTTCGACGAAGCTCGGGCCAAGGGCTACGTCAAGGGCTCTCTCAAGAAAGAGGAGTTCTTCGGTCTGGCATCGCGAGTCACCACTCCGACCACGATCTACAAGAAGCAGAAGCTGGACCGTGACGACATCGTCGACATCACAGGCTTCGACGTCGTGGCATGGCTCAAGTTCGAGATGAAGATGATGCTCGAAGAGGAGCTCGCGCGTGCGATCCTCATCGGTGATGGCCGCGACGTGGCTCACGCCGACAAGATCAACGAGGGCAACATCCGTCCCATCGCCAAGGAGCACGAGCTCTACGCCACGACCATCACGGTCAACACCAGGGACACCAACTCCTCGGCGGCCGGCAATGCTGGTGAGATCGTGGATGCGGTTCTCGCAGGTCGGAAGTTCTTCAAGGGCACCGGTACGCCCACCTTCTACACAAGCGAGACCGTTATCACGATGTTCCTGCTCCAGAGGGACACGCTCGGCCGTCGTATCTACCGCAATCTCGAAGAGGTCGCTTCTGACCTTCGCGTTGCTGCAGTGGTTCCCGTCGAGGTCATGGAGGACGAGCCTGACCTGATCGGCATCATCGTCAACCTCCAGGACTACGTCGTGGGTGCAGACCGTGGTGGCGAGCTCTCGATGTTCGATGACTTCGACATCGACTACAACCAGTACAAGTACCTGATCGAGACCCGCCTCTCGGGCGCTCTCACGAAGATCAAGGCTGCATTGATCATTCGGCGTAGCACGAACGCTGCTGCGACCGTAGTTGTTCCGGTTGAGCCCACGTTCGTCCCGGCCACTGGTGTCATCACCATCCCGGCCGTTACAGGAGTCACCTACATGGACGAGGCAAACACTCCGCTCGTCGCCGGTGCTCAGGCAGCTCTCGTCGCCGGTGTTCCGTACCTGGTTCACGCCTTCCCGACGTCCGATGCGACCTTCTTCGCCAACGACGTTCAGGATGAGTGGATCTTCACCCGTCCGGCGTAGACAGGTAGGTACTCGATGGCAAAGTTCTTCGGCAAGATCGGATACGGAGAGACTGAAGAATCTAGCCCTGGATCAGGAGTTTGGGTAGACGTAATCGTAGAGAAAGATTACTACGGTGATGTTGTTCGAAACACCCGCAAACTCCAAGAGGGTGAGAATCTAAACAAGGATCTCTCTGTTCAGAATTTGATCAGCATTGTAGCCGATGCATACGCCAACGAACACTTCTTTGCCATCCGCTATATTCAGTGGGCGGGGACTCTGTGGACAGTTACAGATGTCGAAGTGCAGAGTCCTCGTCTCCTGTTGCGGTTGGGAGGTGTGTACAATGGCCCCACGGTCGCAACTTCAGGATCTCCTGGTTGAGATTCTTGGATCTGACAACGTATATTTCCAACCACCGACCAATGTTTTGTTGGTTTACCCCTGCATCATATACAAACGCGATCTGTCGGTGACTAAATTCGCTGACGATATTCCGTATCGTCACACATTGCGGTATCAGGTCACCGTTATCGATCCTGATCCTGACAGCGTGATCCCTAAAAAGATCGCGGATCTACCGTTGTGTGCTTTCATCAGATTCTTTACGGTAGACAATCTCAACCACGACATCTTCAACCTTTACTACTAGGGAGACAAGTAATGACTGCACTAGCGTGGGATCAGGTCGGTGAGCGTCTCTACGAGACCGGTGTCGACCACGGCGTGCTCTACATGCCCAACGAAGCAGGTGTCTATGCGGATGGTGTGGCCTGGAATGGTCTCACTGCCATCACAGAGTCACCTTCAGGCGCAGAATCGACCCCGTTGTACGCCGACAACATCAAGTACCTCAACCTCATTTCGGCTGAGGAGTTCGGTGCCACGATCGAAGCATTCACGTACCCGGACGAGTTCGCTCTGTACGACGGAACGGCTTCTCCGGAACCTGGTGTCTCGATCGGACAGCAGAGTCGGAAGAACTTCGGTCTTTCCTACCGCACTCAGCTCGGAAACGATGTCGAGGGCGCGGACTTCGGCTACAAACTGCACCTGATCTACGGAGCGATCGCTGCTCCTTCAGAGAAGGGGTATGCGACGATCAACGATGCACCGGAAGCGATTTCCTTCAGTTGGGATGTCACCACAACTCCGGTTGCAGTCGCGGGTTACAAGCCGACGGCCCAGCTCGTCGTTGACTCCACCAAGGTCGATGTGGCTGCTCTGGCTGCCCTCGAGCTTCTTCTCTACGGATCGGGCGGAGCAGATCCTCAGCTTCCGCTTCCCGGAACAGTCATCGCTCTCTTCGCCGGGACGATCACCGAGGTATCCACCTCAGGAGCCAACAGCCCGACCTACGTAGCCGGCACGCACGTCGTTACCCTGCCGGCAGTGGTTGGTATCACCTGGAAGGTCAACGGAGTCACCAAGGTGGCTGGTGCCCAGCCTGCCATGACCATCGGACAGTCTTCTCTTGTCACCGCTGTCCCCGACGATGGTTATGTCGTCGAGTCTGGGGATGTCTCTGCTTGGAACTTCGACTTCTAAAAGACAGAGGAGGTCAGAGAGTGCTCACAATTATTGTTCCTGGAACTGAACTCTTTAACGAAGACACAAAAGAGTTCACAACTTCAGAGGACTTTGTGTTAAATCTTGAGCACTCTCTGATCTCACTGTCAAAATGGGAGTCATTGTTCGAGAAACCGTTTCTCGGAAAAGACCCGAAAACTGATTTTGAGGCGCTCAGTTACATTGAGTGCATGGCAATCTCCACTGGTATCCCGTCAGACCTTTACTCAAGACTCTCAACCGAGAACCTTGAGGCAGTAAATACCTACATCAATGCAAAGATGACTGCTACCTGGTTCTCGGAGGACAAGAAGTCGAGACCAAGCAAAGAAATCGTCACTGCAGAGGTAATTTACTACTGGATGATCAGTCTGACGATCCCAATGGAGTGTGAGAACTGGCATTTGAACCGATTGTTCACTCTAATCAGAGTTTGCAATCAGAAGAATGCTCCGCCGAAGAAGATGTCGGCTCGAGAACTTGCTGCTCGTAACCGAGAACTCAATGCACAGCGAAGAGTTCAGTTAAACACTCGAGGTTAGGGAGGCCTACAGTGACAAGACTCAGTTGGGGCACTCCCGGTGAGCGATTCTACGAGACGGGCGTCGATAGAGGCGTTTTGTTCGTGAACGATTCGGGTTTTCCCTGGAATGGTCTGATTTCAGTACAGGAAAAATCCTCCGGGGGAAATTTGTCCCAATATTATCTGGATGGCTTCAACTATGCGCAACTTATGGCCGCCGAAGAGTTTGAAGCGACCCTCGAAGCCTTCTCAAGTCCGCACGAGTTCGGTCCATGCGACGGATCGTTCGAATTGATGAGTGGATTGGTCGTAACCCAGCAAAAGCGTAAGCAGTTTGGTCTGTCTTACAGAACTTTGATCGGAAACGACATCAATACTGAACTTGGTTACAAAATCCATCTCGTATACAATGCTCTTGCTGCTCCATCTGACCGTACAAACTCAACAATCACGGATTCTCCAGATCCGAACACGATGAGTTGGGGAATCACTACAAATCCTCCGGAGTTGGATGGAATTCGTCCGACTTCGCACTTTGTAGTTGATTCAACCAAGACCGATCCCGCGGTTCTAGTCGTTCTCGAGAACCATATCTATGGAACAGAGTCGACATCGTCCAGTCTTCCGTCTCCAGCAGAACTTGTTGGAATGTTCTGATGAGTAGGCTCGAGTGGGATCTTCCTGAGGATAGAATTCTCTCTTTTGGTGTTGACCAAGGTGTTCTATATTCTCGCATTTACGGACCGATTGTATGGAACGGTTTGATCTCAGTAGCAGAGAAAATCACAGATTCAAATGTCAGAGTGGGCTACTTTGACGGGAAGAAGTATATTCAACAGCGCTCAACCGAAGGATTCAGTGCTTCGATTGAGGCATTCACATATCCCGATGGGTACTTGGAAACTCCATTCGATTTCTGCTACAGAGTGTCCCTTTTCCAAGGGTACGAACTGCATCTCGTTTACAATGCAGTAACTTCTGTCGATGACAGCGATTACTCCACGACAGATGACAGTCCTGATGCAACCATATTTAAGTGGGATCTATCTACAGTTCCAATGCAAATCCAGGATGTCGGTGCAAGTTCACATCTAGTGATCGATTCAAACAGAACATATCCTTGGGTTCTAACTGTTCTTGAGGATGCATTGTATGGATCTGAGGGCTCAGAACCACGAATGCTTAATGCGACTGAAGTAGTCGAATTGTTTGATTCATTGGCACTATTCCGTGTCATAGATCATGGAGATGGAACTTGGACAGCAATTGGTCCAGATGAGTGGATTACAATGACAGACCCCACAACATTCAGGATCATCACACCATCAGCCGAGTACATCGACCCGCAAACCTACCGAATCCGCTCGTGGTAAGGAGGAGTAATGGCTGAAGTAACAGGTCTCACTGCAGAACGAATGTTGGAGATCGAGGCCGCCTCCGTTGTGAGCGGAGCAGTTGATGGTACTGGCGAATTGATCCTCACAAGGCATGATGCATCAACTATAGATGCTGGACATGTGCTTGGAACAGCAGGTGCAAAGGGAGACCAGGGAATCCGAGGTCTTCAAGGGATTGATGGAATCCAAGGAATTCAGGGTATCCAAGGAATTCAGGGTATCCAAGGTGTTGCTCCTGGTGTGACAGTCATCAACAATGGTGATCTGAACACAAAGACCACAAAAGGTTCCTACTACGGAACCACAATGACCAATACTCCACATGGGAATGCAGGTTCTTGGTGGGTAGACGTCACAACATCAGGTGCTTTGACGCGACAGGTCGCAGTTGAGCAAGATCAAGCGCATCCAACTACATGGACACGCACGAAAAATACAGGTGGAACATGGTCTGCATGGATCTGGACAGGTGGAGGACTTCCTGATCCATTTATTTATAATCCAGGAACCACAAACGTCATCACAGCGACTGCATGGGCATCTGTCTATGGAAACGTAGCATCCATAACTAATCGTTTCCCAATGACTGTGGATATTACACTTCAGGGATGGATGAACTGTGCTGCTGGTGTTGGAGATCTTCGCGTTAGTATCGCAACAGACGGATCAAATGTGAATGCTGCACCTGCTTTAGGATGGGGATCTTCCCTGTATCAAGCAACTAGTGCAGCTCAAGCAAACGCCGGTTCGAGTGCAGTTAAAATCAAATTGGATTTTGTTAAAGGAACAACCAACATTATGGTGCATGCATACAAGGTCGGAACTATATCCACCTCGTTTAACTATGGAATACTCGAAGTTTCTCCCTACAAGTATCTCGATGGTTAAAAAGGAGGAGTCGTGATAGGTTTCGTCCAGAAGGGCTCCTTCAAGAATTTGGACGCCTTCATGTCGAAGATGGTCAGGAATGACGTCCTTTCTCAACTGGACAAATATGGTATGATGGGTGTCGCTGTTCTTTCGAGCGCTACTCCCGTAGAGACAGGATTAACTGCAGGCTCCTGGTACTACGAGATCGTTCGAAAGGGTAAGACATATTCTATAGTCTGGAGAAACTCGCACACAGTAGGAGGAGGGAATCTTCCTATCGCGATTCTTCTTCACTATGGGCATGGGACCAGGAATGGCGGGTATGTGCAAGGACGTGACTTCATCAATCCAGCAGTT